ATGCTAATCCAGAAGTTGAAATCGCAACTTTATTATCAACATAAGAAACGGATGCTAATCCTAAAGTTACTGTTCCAACATACGAAGTGGTAGCGTATCCCGCATTTAATAAGTTATCTACATCTACAGCAATTTCATTAATTACTACACGTTGCTGATCAAATGTTGAATTGATTCCTACGTTTCTTGGTGCCATATCTTATCTTCTAGAAAAGAGAAAAAATAAGAGGGGTCACTTCCGCAACCCCTCCGAAATAAAAATATAAATTCAAAGATCAGTCAAGGCTGATATTCAGAGTTACTTTGATTTGGTCTCCATTGTTTTGAATGTTGTAAGGACCATTTGTGAATTTCTCAGCGAACATAATGCTGCTGTAGAGAGTTGCACTTCCTACTCCAGCAAGAGCAGGTGTAGTAGTGAAGGTATTAGCATTAGGAGTTTCAAAAATTGTATAAGTAGATGACGAAATTCCAGTAGCAGAAGCACCACCAGAAATATAAATGACATCACCAGGAACAAGTCCATGATTTGTCATTGTCACTCTACTTGCATTAAAAGTAACAGTGTCTCCAGTTGCAGCCTGAATGTTATTTGTCAGTGTATTGCTGATATAGATAGTTCTATTTCTTTGGTCAATTCCAGTTACTACAGTTCCAGATGGAATTGCGTTATCTTGACCTGGAAGGAAACTATGAGTAACTCCCATACCAATAGCGACGTTTTCAGTTTGATTTACAAAGAACGTTACTATTCCAGATACAACACCATGATTTGGTTTATCAAGAACAACGTTATCTACACCGCCAACGTTTTGTAATCCGACTACTTTTGCTCCTGTTGCAATACCAACACCAATTACTCTTTGTCCTGTGGTAATTCCAGTTGGACTATCAACTTCAACAACAAATCTTGAAGTTGCTCCGACTCCAGTTGGTGTAAATCTTCTATCAAATAAAGTAAGAGATGATTGTCCGACAACACCAATCGTTCCAGTTTTTGCAACTCCAGCATTCGCTGATACTGTTGCAGCATGAAGAACACCATTTACAGAAACTGGCATATTATTTGCACGAACAAGATAATATCCATAGATATTATTTGCTGCGCCACTAAATGTAAATGTCTGCTCAGGATAAGATGCAGTAGTGGTTCCTACACCAAACTGTAAGGATTGAGATGTAAATGTAGATCCGTTAGGAACAGAGAGGACCAAAGTGTTTCCATTAATAGCACAAACCGTTGCATTTGCTCCAACACCGCCACCAGAAACATAATGCCCAACAGCAATACTAGTTACTGAAGAAACAGTAATAGTATATTCTCCAGAGTTTCCACTTCCAGTTGTAGTCTTAATTGGATTAAGAATAGTTCTTACATTCCATCTAGTTCCATCAAGAAGAATGCCGTACTGTCCAGAATAATCTTGCTCATTTGTGGTATTAACAACAGATGGATATCCAGTTACTGGGGTTGATCCATATCCAACAAGTCCTGATGCATCATATGGTTCATAATATGCGTTTTGCGATGGTACGTCTCCTTCAGCAGGGCTACCATTAGTATTATGAGAACTTGTATAAAGCTTCAGAATTAAGTTTCTGGGAATATTGCTATTGCTATTAACCAGGTAGCGCAGCGATTGGAGTTCCCCATTATCGTGAACTAAAAGTGCCATTTATAAATCTCCTTTTGATGGAAACGCAACGAATTTATTTCTTCTTTTATTTATAAAATTTAAGAAAGGTAGTATTTAAAGTTTTAATCTAAGAAATACTGAACATTTCTGAATTCCAGAACAAGATAAAACATTAAAATCTAATATATCTCCAGCAGTAATAGTCTTATTCCAAGATGTCAAATCCTCATCTCTATTTTTACTTTGGTTAATTAATAGTGGAAATTCATTTCCAACTATAGAAGCAAATCCATTAGGAAAATTTGAATACGTAGTTTTTCTTATATCAACTGCAATGTTACCAGTGCTTTCTGCAACTAACATCCAAGATTCTATAGTTCCTGTAACATCAACATGAATATATCCTTTAGATCCAGATTCTATATCAAAAGATCCATTATCCAAAACAAAATTAATTGTTCTAGTTAAATCTGCGGTAGTTGCAAGTGCTACACCAAAAAATGAAGAGGCACCTGCAGGAGGAGTAGTAAAATAAATGTTACTACCCGAAACTTGATAATGAACGTTCGGATTTAAAACTACATTGTTTATAGAAATAATTAATTGTTGGGCATTAAGTGGAGTATAAGGTTGCCCATTAACAGTCAATGGAAATGTCTGAGTACTACCATTAAAAAGATTTGAAATATTATCTAACAGTAAATTACTGTATTGGGTAGATTTGGTTGGTATCTCATAATTTACGCCAACATTATACTGAGGCATCCCATACTGTTGGGATAACTCATAAGTATTATCGTCTAGCGTTATTAAATAATCAGACATTATGCAGTAACTCCTGGAGTAACCATAACCGATCCTTCAATAACTCTTGTTTTAAGAGAATTTGGTGAAGTTAAAACTACATCATAAACGTATCTACCTTCTTTTAATAAAGAAGTTTGATTATCCGTCATAGTCAAAGAAATCCTGCCATTTACTCTATCTAAAAAATTAACCGTGATAGAGTGGGTATCTGTAGATGTATAATATTTTCTTAATGTGCTTACAGCAGTGTATCCTAAAAGATTCAAAGGAACATGATTTTTGTTTCTGACTGTAAGAGTAACCTCAAAATCAACCCCCTGTTCGATGGTTAGATTTAAGGGTATTGCTGCCATTTATAATTACCCTTTACTTTTTACTTATATTTATAAGTCAAATCAATAACCCTTTTAAGAGATGAGTTGCTTCTGAAAATCTATCAACATAATGAATTAGTTTCATCTCTTCATTGTTGAGAAAACCATTATCCAACATTTCATCTTCAATCCAATGCTTCAATGTTCTCCACATTCTTCCCACACAAATAATTGGTTTCCTATCAATATGATTTACCTGAACTAATTGATAAATCATTGCCATTTCAAGAAGTGTTCCAATACCACCAGGGGTAACAATAAACGCATCACATTCCGCAAAAGTTTTTAATCTAGAATAAAATGTTTGATGCTTTTCATATTCTTGAACATAAGGATTAACGCCTTCCTCAAAAGGAAGATAAATTGCTTCAGCAACTGAACAAAGTGAATTACCAACACAAGCACTCATTGCTCCTTTGTTTGCTGCTTCCATAGTTCCTGGACCACCTCCAGTAACCACTACCCAACCTTGTTCTGAAATATTTTTTCCTAGTTTTTCAACTGCTTGATAAAGACCAGAATCAGGACTCGTTCTTGCGGATCCGAATACTGCTACTTTTTTCATCTTGTTTATTCTCAGACTTTCTATATATCTGAGGCCAAGTGTCTCTGATAATTTCTGCCAACTTATAAGGAGTTTCTGAACTAATCATAAAAAAAGGAGGGTTGCCCCTCCCAGTATATCACAGAGCATTACCCCGAGGCAAGACCTCTTCAGGGAACACAAAATTCTCGTGAGGTTGATCTACTGGTGCCATCCATGCTCGAAGTCCCTCATTAAGGAGGATATTCTTCGTATAGAAAGTTTCAAACTCAGGATCCTCTGCTGCACGAATCTCCTGACTTACAAAGTCATAAGCTCGAAGATTAAGGGCAAGACCAATAATCCCAATAGAACTAGTCCAGAGACCCATAACGGGAACGAAAAGCATGAAGAAATGAAGCCAACGCTTATTACTAAAAGCGATACCAAAAATCTGTGACCAGAATCTGTTCGCAGTAACCATTGAGTAAGTCTCTTCCTCTTGCGTAGGTTCAAATGCTTTGAATGTATTTGCTTGCTCACTGTCTTCAAATAGTGTATTTTCTACTGTTGCTCCATGAATTGCACAGAGCAGTGCTCCTCCCAGAATACCAGCAACTCCCATCATATGGAAAGGATTAAGAGTCCAGTTGTGGAAACCTTGTAGGAACAGCAGGAATCGGAAGATTGCGGCAACACCAAATGAAGGTGCAAAGAACCAACTGGATTGTCCCAGTGGATACATCAGAAATACAGAAACGAATACTGCGATAGGACCAGAGAATGCGATTGCATTATAAGGACGGATACCTACAAGACGGGCAATCTCAAACTGGCGAAGCATAAATCCAATCAGAGCGAAAGATCCGTGGAGCGCCACAAAAGGCCAGAGTCCCCCAAGTTGGAACCACCTGACGATATCCCCTTGAGACTCAGGACCCCAAAGTAAAAGAAGAGAATGACCCATAGC